AACTTTTGTTCTACTAGACGCACCATTGCTTCTTTAGTGATTTCGACTTTTTTAGTATTTTTTGCTTTTTCCATTTTGTTCTCCTTATTTTATATAAACTATTATACAGACTTTTTTCTGAAGGTCAATAGGTAAATCAAAAATAGTTAAATTAATTTTACGGCAAGCCGCCGCGCCGATTTTAACACACTCTAACGGGTGTGTCAAGCATTATTTCAATTTTTTACGATTATTTTCAAATAGAGAGTCTTTTCCAGTAATGCGGTGATTTGTCAGACTAGAAACTGCAATGCGAAACAGGAAATACGTCGCAACCCCGCATTACTGCGTTAAATTGGAATAAAGTGGTGGCAGCGCCGTACACAGTGCAAAAACTAAGTAGTAAAATTATACTTGCGCCAAAGTGCGAAAACTAAGTACTAAAGTTAAGTGTAAAAACGAAGGCTTCGCTGCAGCGGGTATATAATTAGTCTAATGATAGTTTACCACACATTTGCGCGGGTGTCAAGAGATTAGCGTCAATTTATAAAGATTTTTGGCGTTTTTCGGAGATTTGCAGCGAAGGCTTGGTGGTTTCGCGTCCGGCCCCCGAGTATTCGTTTGCGTTAATTTATGAGTAATTAATTTAAAATAATTCTTGACAATTGATATCACTTTGTTTATAATAGTTGTATGAAAAAAATTAGAAAAAAATTCAATATACGAAAGTGGAACGAGAACAAGCGTAAATTTAATAAAGATTTTTGTAAAAGCGCAAAGTTCATTGCATTACACCCACTAATTTGGATATTGATTATAATAATTGTAGTATACGGATTCGACCTATAATGGAAGATTTTATACTAAAAATGATGGCAGCGACATTCTATGTAATGATAGGTGGAGCAATACTAGTGTGGGCATTAGATAAGTTTGCGACAGCAATGGAACAACTTTCTAGAGCAACAGTAGAAGACTTCGTTGGAGCAATGATTGCTTTAGGAGTCATCACAGTCGTCGCATTACTTATTTGAAAATAAATCAAATTAATTATTGACAAACGAACACAAAGCGAGTATAATATACTCATAATGAAAAAAATAATAAACAAAATAAAACACTACTTTAAAAGGAATAAAACTATGGCAACATCAAATTACACAGAAGCAATGACAGAGAAAATGATTGCACAATACAGCGCTAACCCAACAAGAGATACAGTTGATATGTTAGCAGAAGAACTTGGCAAGAACGCTAGAAGCATCATAGCAAAACTTTCAAGAGAAGGCGTCTACAAAGCAGTACCGAGAGTAACTAAAAGTGGCGAACCTATCGTAAGAAAAGCAGACTTACTAGTGCAAATCCAAGAAACATTAGGTGCAGAATTCCCTTCCCTAGTGAAAGCCTCAAAGGCTGACCTCCAAAGATTGATTGACGCAATCTCACAGTAGAAGTCAAGGAGTGATTACCCTAAGTAATCAATTATTTGTCAGGAAATAATTTAAAAAACTTCTTGACAAATGATTAGAATTTCTGTATAATATCCTTATATTATGAAAAAAGGGAAATTGATGCGAAGGCATCGAGTTCCCTCCCGAAAGGGGTCAAGGAAAATGATTTAAAATTCTTCTTGACAAATGGTTTCAAAGTTGATATAATATATTTATATTCAGAAACAAACAGAATTAAAAGTGATTGACTAAAGGCAAAAACAAATGATTTAGCAGTGACCCACCCAGACTCCTTCGGGATTGAAAGTGGTAGCGAATAAATAACCCTTCAATCACTTACCCTGAGTGGCGACTCGTAAAAAACTGCCGTATGCTCTTTAGACATAGATGAGATTGCGTTAACCGAGAAAATGTCCGCTTTTGATAGTCGTTATCAGACATACCTTCCGCAGCAAGGAGCGAGTGATAACCCGATTAACTGGTCGGTAAATAGGTTGAGTAGATACCTTCGATAAGTCCATACTCTCCAACATTTTGTTTGGGGTAGATTCAGGCGATAAGCAAGGCACAACGAAGCAAGAGACTTCAGCACTATGTCGATAGTATAAAACCGATTTGTTTTACTGCTTTAATGGGCGTTACGACCTTCGGGTTTACTAAAGTAGAGGTAATTGAACAGGGTGGATTACGACCATACAATCAACCCCAGAGTGAGGAAACCACGCTTGTAGATTAGATGCGATTCAGCTTTAGCTGTCAAGTCGAAATACGAAGTAGAAAACCACGTTGTCTGCCATCGCAAGATGTCACGGAAGTAAGCAGACACATTTAATTGGTACTCAGTGTGCAAGTAGTAGGGCAAGTCCCACGCCATCAAGTAATGTGAGCATAGTATCTAGTAGGAGTAAGGAAACAGAGGAGGTTTCCACCTCATACTGCGGGACGAGTGGGCAGTATGACACGATTAGTATATAAACTGCAGACTTGGAACAGTATAAAAGCTAAGCAGTCGCAGCCTTTAATTAGGAAAGAGATTGAAGTTCAGTACGGCAGTCGCTCTGTCAGCCCAAAGTAGATATACGATAAAGGAAGAACTTGCGCTCAGTAAGTCGACAGCGGCAGTATGGAGTCAGTCCATACACAGTAGATAAGCAATGCGAAATGAGCAGTATACCTAGATTGAAGTTCGTAACATCCTTTGCCTCTAGCTACACACTGTGAAAGGTTCGTGAGGTATGCCGACACGACACAGTATAATAAAACAAAAACTTTGGATGGGATGCTTCGGTGTCCCATTTTTTTATCCCCAAATCCCCCACATCAAAATTTCCTACCTAATTTAAAATAGTTCTTGACAAAGACCTCAAAATTCTGTATAATATACTTATAAATAAAAAAGGAAACTACATTTTCCGACTTGAATGAATGTAGAGGTCGTTACTGAAAGCGTATTGGCAGATGAAGAGACTGCCTCTAATTTAACAATACAATACAGGAGAGCAATATGCCAGCAAAATTCAAACCAAGTGCTAAAAAGTACATCAGAGGAGTACCAGCAAGTAAACTTCCTATGGAGCATTTCTATCTAAAGAATACACCAAAGCAAGATTTATTTGACTATATCAATTCAACAGGAGCAAATATGAAACCAAAAATAAGAGTGAAGTGCATAAACGAACTTCAGCGTAGAGGTATCAAAATTGAATGGGTAAAACCAAGTGAGGTGCAGTCATGAAATGGGTAAAGAATAAACATAAAAGTCATGTAAAGAAAACTGCACAGGGCGATAGTCACAGACACATCAGTCTTAACAAGAACAAGAACAAAAAGCGTTCGTTCAAGAAATACAGAGGGCAAGGCAGATAATGGAAGCAGGTGGATTTGCAATATCAATTATAGTAGCAAATGTAGTACTAATAGTGGCGATAATATGGGCAAGATAATAAAATTTCCTTCAAGGAAGCAGTTGAAAACCAATGATATTATAGAAGGTATCAAAGAGGAGATAGAAATGTGCGAGGAGAATCTCAAAGAAGCATTGGAGCAACTAGAGTATCTAAACGAGGAAATTTTATATCTAAATAATGAGTATGGTATGCTCTTAACAGAATTAACAGAATTAACAAAAGGAAAACAATGAGAAATTATAGACATTTTGCCGTAGGAATGAGTGCAAACGGCAGCACAATAAAAAGAATAGTCAAACCAACAGAAGATAGTGCTTATCAAATGCAATGGTATGGCAATGTGAGAAAAGAAAACCCACGCTACTACAACATTGAGTTAGCAGACGGCAGGGTAATCAAAGACACAGAACTAGTAGTAGAACTACCTTTACAAGACGAGGTGGTGCATTAATGAGTAAGATAAACGATTACGCAAGGTTTGTAGACAGCTGCACATCAGAAACAAGTAAAGATACTACTAAGATGTGTGATAGAGTAGAAAAACTAAGAGGAAACCACTCAACAAGAAAAGGAGTAGTGGTAGAACAAGACTTAGATATGGCAAGACTACTAACATCAGTTATCGGTATGATGGCTGAGAGTGGAGAATTTGCAGAAGTAGTGAAAAAGAAAGTATTTCAAGCAGATACACAGTTCACAAACGATGAAATTTTTCATATGAAAAGAGAACTGGGCGACGTACTTTGGTACTGGGTTCAGGGTTGCATTGCACTAGGGTTCACACCTGATGAAGTAATGGACGAGAATATTAAAAAATTAGAGAGTAGATATCCTAACGGTTTTGAAGTGATACGCTCTGAAGTAAGAAAGGAAGGTGACATATGATAACATTTTTATGGAACGCTTTCGCAGTAATAGGAATTTTAGCAACTATAATAATGTTAGTAGCTGGCTATGTAGTATGGGAGACAAGAAAATAATGGCAAATCATGTATATTTTACAATTCAAATAGAAGGAATTGAAGACGAACAGTTCAACGAGAACATTAAAGAAGAGAAGGTAACTAGAAAGGACTACGATGGTAATCCTTATGAAGTGACAGAGTACGTGGAAATAGAAAACCAACCTTTTATGGAGGAAGTAAACAAATCATTTGATGAAAATGGTTACTTAGAAAACTCTTATGACTGGTATTGCAATGAGATAGGTGCTAAATGGTGTCACATTGAGGAATGTCAAGATAGATACATCAATGGCTACAGTGCATGGAGACAACCCCACGAGTTAGTAATAAATCTAATTGAATACTTTGCAAAGAAATATGATACTGAAGTGACTGCAAGTATGACTTATGAAGATGAGTTTAGAAACTTCATGGGTAAGCAATACTATGGTTCTGACAAGTGTGAAGACGATGGTTGGTACGGCTGGGAAGGAGACTACTCTGAAACTGATGGAGACGAACTTATGCAACAGTTTAGAGAATTATACCCTAGTATTGATACTGATGATGAAGACTTTTGGTATGGCGAGTACGAAGTCGAAGGAGAAAAGATATACCCTAGCGAAGTTATGGACGAGTTAGCAGATGATTTCTGGAGTAAAGTATGAGTCAGTATTCAGACATAGTAGAAAAACGAAGACTTTACCTAGAGGCAGAAGACTGGGGTAATAAAATATCCCAGCATTATGTCTGTAAAGGCGGGGCAGGAGACTTAGGATATGGAGAAGGCTACTTTGTTTACTATAACAATGGAGCAGTACATAAACTATCAGGCAATAATATAACAATAGTACAAAAACAAAATTCTATAGATGAAGTTATAGACAATTACACAAGGAGTAAACAATGCTAACAATGAGTGATGGACTTATAAGTGCTGTAGAACTAGATTACGAGAAAAACGAAGTATTAGGTCTTACAGAACAAGATAACCTTAGACTTTTAATGAAAAAATGGTTATTAACTAGACAAGAAGTACTAAATATAGTACGAAAACTAAGCAAACCTGAAGAGGACTTACTAGGAGAACTAATATGAGTGTGAATTACACTGAAGAACAAGTAAAAGAGATGGTAGCTCAATACAGCGAGAACCCTACTAGAGAAACAGTAGAGGAACTTGCGGAGGAGTTCAATAAGAGTATAAAATCTATCATAGGTAAGCTGAGTAGAGAGGGCGTCTACGAGAAAACAGTATATAAAACAAAGACAGGTGAAGACCCAATCACCAAAAAAGAATTAGTACAAGAACTATCTGAACTAGTAGGAATTGAATACAGTATGATTTCGGGACTAGAGAAAAGTCCGAAGATAGATTTGAAGAGACTAGTAGATATTCTAAAGGAGGAATAAATGCGATACGCAAAGATACTACCCAACAACGAGAAGCTAAGGAAAATAATCATGGATTACGGTCCTTACTTCGAAGTGGTAAATGAACCTAGAGTTCTACCACAACTGAAGAATCAAATGGCAATCACTCTGAGAGATGCCGACTTCACATTCACAACAGAGGTTCGTAACATACGAATCGTTCAACCAGACTAAAACCACAGCGGGTGCTCTACGGAGCATCCAAAGCTGCAGCGGGTGTTCTTAAGTCTAGGAT